GGGAAGTTTTATGCCTCCTACTTCCTAGCATCGATTTGTGTGGTTACTGGTAATTGGCCGCAGGTCATCCCACACACCATGAAGGTTGTCTTCTTGGTTTCGTTTGCTGTGTTCCTCATCTGTCAGGTCCCACCTGTTTCGTACTGGTTGGAGGATCTGTTGGATGAGTATAACACGATGTGCAGTTATGAGTATGCTGCTGCTGAGGCTTACAATAATTTTGTTCACAAGCATCGCGTGGCCGCCTATGCTGCCGGCGTCCGTATTCTGCGTTACCGTACACCGTGGTATTGTTTTGCGTCGCGAAGCGTTCCTGTTGTCCATCCGTTTTCCTGGCTTATGGGCCAGTATGACGCCACGATCGACCGCGTCGGCACGCTGATGCAGCGACTTGAGATCGCGAACGTTTCGATTTCTGACGGCATTCGCACCGTTGCTGACACTGCTCTCAAGGCTTATTTCTACTACCAGATTATTTGGTTCCAGCTCTTTTCGATTATCATGCTAGTCGGTTTCTTTTCTGCTGTCATTTGCTCTAGTCGTGTGCGTGTTGTTCGCATACGCAACAGGGTACGTGGTTACAGCGTCACTGAACTGCGCTCTGATTTTGAGGAGAGTATGTCCGCCATATTGGCCCCCTTATCTCGTGGACACTCCTGTTTGAATTTCCAGCGTCGTGTCGTCGAGTCGTGGGCCATCGACCAATTGCTTCGATACTTTCGATGCTTTAGGTCTGTTGCGTCATCGCAGGGTAGGTGGGCCGAGGTTGGTCACCGTCTCCACCGCTGCTCGCCTGTCGTTTTGGATGGCGCATTCGTGCCTGAGTATGATCAGCGTTTCAGTGCCTGCCGCCGTCACCCCTCCGTTTGTCCGGACAGGTTTGACATCCCTGCCGCGATTCTCAGCCATGTTGATTATTACATGACTCCTGATCAGTTGGCCGCGGCTGTTACCGGACCCACATTCATCGTCAATCACGACTATTCATCCATTGATACCTTGTCCGTTGCCGAGGTGTCTTTGCGGTCGGCTGGTGGGTTGGTTACCGCCAGCGTTCGTGATGGGCCTACTTTTGGCCCTCATCCGTATTACCACTGGTCCGACGAGGGTGTTGTGGTTGCTTCTTCCGGTGCGTTTCAATATTTCAGAATTGGACGCCTGTTCGACACCACCCTTTATTATGCATTTCCAACCTCTGGAACATATGCTCGGGATGATCCTTCAGCCCTTCGCCGTTCTACCAGCGGCGACCTCCATTACTATTCTCCGCACGAAAAGCGCTTTGTCAGCTATACAGCTGATGACACTCATTACCATGTCTTTGGCGTTTCCGTTCCACGTTCGTTGGCCGATTACTGTGCTGCTACTTTTTGCAGAGCAGTTCGTGATGATAAGTTTTATGACAGTCTGCGTTCTTACTATCAGAATAGGTGTCGGGCCATAGGGTTTTCCGACGCCCGCGACACACTGATGCTCGACTTCATCATCCATCTGTGCGACGATGCTAGCTTGCGTACTTTCGGCTTTTCCCGGTTGTCTTCCGCTCCTTCGTCCTGGTCAGCTTATTGCTTGTCGTGGATTCTTGTCAAGGTTAATCATATGATGCCACTGGCCCTCACCTCATACGTCTTGAACGTGTTGCACCGCTTCTTCGGCGCTAAGGCTGCGCCATGGAACTGGGCAACAATCCACTTGCCAACTTATGATATGGTGACATCGCCATTTCGGTTGAGACTTTTTGGGCGTAATCCCACCGTCTTTAACCTTGAGCGATTTCGTGCTGAGGCCACGGTTGCTGGTTCCCCCGATCGTGGCCAGTCTGCCGAGGGTGCCAGCCAAGACCATCACGAATATGATATCAAGTCTTGTGACGCGAGTGTTGCGTCCCGTTCCTCTTCCACACCCTTACCTGGTGACTCCTCTACGTCGGGATCAGTCTTATTACTCGACGACACTGCCGGCCGAGTTCATGAGGATGACTCGTCCGCGAGATCGACGCCGCATCGAGGTTCTGGAATATTGTCTAACAAAAGCAAAGCAAGGCGCAAGTCCCATAGACCTTCGCACGATAACTCCGATACTGACCACGGCTACAGTGTTTGTCATCCCAAGAGAACCACTCACCCTTTGTGCCCCGACCCGACTGCCTCGTGCGGACCTCATTTCTTCATGTCAGTGTGTGAGTCAAATGAGTCAGTACCTACTCTCTTCCATGCACACTCGGTGGGAGGTGAAGATATCACCCATGTTGTTGATCCGGCTCTGGGAGCGTCTATATCGCAACGGTTTAGCGCTTCGCAGTTACGCCTCCTTGGCTGGTCTATCGACGGAATTTTCAATACTCTATCTGGCGCCGCCACCTCGTCATTCGTCGAGTCGACGTTGTTGTGCTTATCACGATTTATGCGTGAAGTACCGCCAACTCAGCCCGTTACAGAAGCTCGCCGCAGTCTTTTATTCTGTCGCCCTCGAGAGAGATTTAAGGGATACGACACCTTTGACATTGGATTCATGGGTATCGCGGTACCCTCAAGCAAGACAAAAGGAATTGAGGCTTGCCTTCGCGAGGTTGCAAGGCAGCACTCTCGTGCAGACCTCCCAAACGAAGGTGCGTAATTTCATTAAGGTTGAGCCCATGGCCAAGTGTTCCGACCCACGAAACATTTCACCCCGAAGTGATGCGACCCTTTCAACCCTTGGCCCCTATTTTTCTGCCATCGAGCATAACGCCGCTGGTTTACCTTTTCTAATTAAGGGATGTGACATGGCGGCTCGAGCCGCCAAGATGCGTGATCTCCTGGGTTGGCCTCACTATTACGAGATCGACTATTCTCGTTTTGATTTGTCGATAAGTGCTGAGGTTATATCCCAGTTTGAGCACGCTTGGATCTCGTTGGTTTATGCCCCTGACATGCACCCACTGTTCTGGCAGACGCTGGTCGCCACGTTGGTCACTTCGGGATTTAGTGAGTATGGTATTACCTATACCCTCCCCGGATCGCGTTGTAGCGGCGACCCGCATACGTCTGTCGGCAACGGCATTCTCAATGCGTTTCTCACATGGCTTGTCACGTTTGATAAGAGTTGTTCTTATTATTGTGAAGGTGATGATGGAATTATTGGCTGTGCTCAGCCTATTTGCGATGAGATTGAGATTATACCGGACTTGGGCTTTATGCTCAAAATCGATCATTATGAGCACATTGACGATTGTTCGTTTTGTGGCATGTACTTGTTGGATGATCGTGGATCGCTCCGCATGTACTCTGACCCGGTGCGCACACTGTCGAAGATACATGTGTGCTGCGCCGATGGTCTACCCAACAATCTGATCGTGGCCAAAGCTTTAAGCCTTCTCAATCTGAATCCCTGTACTCCCATTGTCACGGCCTTTTGTCGTCACATATTGCGCGTAGTTCGGTCCGTGTTGCTTAATCCGCGAAACCGTAACAGACTTGCTGCTGCCGTTAAGCGTGTTGCTCCGTGGGCGGTTTATTTTCCGTTTAGTTATGAACCGTTCTACTCTGAACCAACTCCCGCGATGCGTGCCGCCTTTTCGGCGCGCACAGGTATATCTCCTGCCTTGCAGATATCCTACGAGCAGTATCTCCTCAATTTAAGATATGTTCCTTCTTCTTACCGCTATCTTAAACGCGACCTCGATATAGACGGTGTCCATACCGCGTTGTTGGGTGAGTTTAGGTCTGTTCTTTACGCGTAATTAATAGAAATTATCACGATGAATCCACCAACTACGACCACAACTACGACGCGTACTATTCGCGCCCCAAAAGTCCAACTGACGCCCAATTCTGCCACTCGGCGTCGGCGTAATCGTCGACGCCGTCGACCTGCCGCTACTATTGCCGGGCCTTTGTCCATTCAGCCTTCGTCTATTAATAGGCGTATGGTGTCTAGGGTCACCAGAAGGTCCGCTGTTATTTCCGCGGCCGGTCTAGCGTGGCTGCGTCAGTATCTCAACCCCATGGGTCCCGACACAACCAGTGTTACGGGTTACCCCGATGGTTCTGCTGTTACCACGTGTATCGCAGACTATTCTAACACGTTTAATGTGTCTTTCCCGCCCAGGGAGGCTCTTTATTGTACTGGGTCCTCCTCTTCAGAAACGCCTACCCTTGTCGACGCTGACAATTATGCCAAGATAGACAAGTGGTCCAGCTACGACATCACACTATGCGTGCTCGCACTACCCATGTTGCGGAACGTTGTGATGCTTCGTCTTTACCCGCACACTCCTACTACTTTCGCCCTCACCGAGCAGACTCCCAATTTTCCTCAACGTTTTCCGAACTGGAGTGTTTACTCCGCTGATGGTACCCGGTTCAACAACGGTGATGAGCCTGGTTACCTTCAGTCCTATGTTTACTTGCCTAACGTTGACAAGCATCTTTCTGCTGCCCGGGGATACCGCTTGCTGTCCCGCGGCATCACCGGTATCTTCAGTGCTCCTGCTCTTGAGACTCAGGGGTTCGTTACAGCTTGCCAGTATTTGGCTGAGGGGTCTATTCAATCTCAGTCCATTAAGTCTGACGCTGTTCGGTCCGTCACTGTTAACAGTGATGGTACTGTTAAGAACGTTGAGTCTAGCTCGCAAACAGTCTCGTCTATGCCTCGATATGTGTTCCCGTTAGACGGAGACAATTGTGCCCCGTCATCCCTCACCGAAACTTACCATCAAGCCTATCAATCCAAGGCTACTGATGGATTTTACATGCCTATGTTATCATCGTCCAGGGATAATCCCTTCCACCCACCACAGCCCAGGGCCATTGCAGTTTATGGCTCGTTCCTGGCCAGGGGTTGCCTTGACCCTGTTTCGGAAGCTCACGAAGCTGATGGTCCAACTCATGACATTTACCGTTTGAATGTTGCTGATGATGTGGCCCCATTGTTTAATACCGGCGTTGTCTGGTTCGAGGGCATCTCACCTAAATTTTCTCTCAAGCTTAAGACTCGAACTGTGTTGCAATATATTCCCACCTCCGGCTCTGTGTTGGCTAACTTTACCCGACACGAGCCTACTTACGACCAGATAGCACTTGATGCTGCTGATCGTCTGCGTAACTTGATGCCTCACGCTTACCCTGCCGCATACAACGATTGGGGATGGCTTGGCGATTTGCTCGATTCTGCCATCTCCATGTTGCCGGGTGTGGGTACTGTATATAACATTGCCAAACCACTTATCAAGCCTGCGTGGAACTGGCTTGGAAACAAGGTGTCCGACTTCTTCGGAAACCCGGTGGCTCGTGATGGCGACATCTTCTTTGACGCTAAGTAATTGGAGGCGTAATCTCTCGGCGCTAGAAATTTAACGATTTCGATATGCCAAGTATCTTAACGTTGTATTTCGTCTTTATTGTAGTGTGGTTACTGGTAATCAGTCGCAGACTGCTCCACGCTATGCGCCCCAGGGGTTCTTACAGTTCGATGCTTGCCACCGAATGCTTGCGAGTCCAACTTGAACTCGCTCGCAAAGTGGCTAATTACCTTGGTGTCGATCACGTTTATGTGTTCGATACCACCGGGTTCTTTGACAGTGCTTCCGTCCATGTTACCTCCCACGGTTTGCGTTACCGCACCCGCGAGGGCCATGTTGCTGTGCTGTCTCAGTCAGCGCAGTTGATACTGCCACGCGCTGACCCTAACGTGTTCCAGCAGATCGCCAGATGCCGACTCATCAATGCTGCTTATGGCCTCTGCTTGGACACCCCCCAGTCAGACCGTTCGGACGCTGTTGATGCGTCCGACCGCGGTCGAGACGAGGTTGACGGTTGATTATTGCAATCACCGTCAGCCAGGCTGGTAAGCCTCCTTAAAGTTTCCCCGCAAGGTCCTGCGTCGATGGTTGTCGCAGGGGACGTTTGACGCTGTTGGTTGTTGCGACAGC